CATCATGGCCGTGCCGCCAGAGGAGTTGATTCTGGACCGCCGAGCACGTTCATTTGACGATGCTGGCATCATTGCCCACCGCCAGATGGCGACTGTCTCTGACCTGATCGGCATGGGCTATGACCAGGACGAGATTGAGGAAAACATCTCCAGCACCGACTTGGACTCCAATGACGAGTACTTGGCACGTCAGCCTCTCTCCACCACGATGGGCGCCGGTGACAGTATGAATCCCATGCAGCAGCGGGTCTTGTACGTTGAGGCATATATGCGGATTGACTTTGATGGTGACGGCATCCCCGAACTGCGCAAGATTTGTTGCATGGGTTCCAGCTACACCATGGTGCGGAACTTACCCGCCAGCTACATCCCCTTTGTGGACTTCCCTTGTGACCCAGAGCCGCACACCTCCCCGCTGGAAGCCATGTCGATCTTTGACATCACGCATGACATCCAAGAGATCAAGTCTGAGATCATGCGCAACACCTTGGACTCTTTGGCGCAGTCTATCCACCCCCGCACCGCGGTGGTCGAGGGGCAGGTCAACATTGATGATGTGCTGAACAACGAGACTGGCGCCATCATTCGGATGCGTGCACCAGGCATGGTGCAGCCGTTCAGCTCACCCTTTGTCGGCCAGCCAGCCTTTGCCATGTTGGACTACATGGACCAGATGCGCGAAGACCGCACTGGCATGTCCAAGGCCGCAATGGGATTGGACGCTGATGCGTTGCAGTCAACCACCAAGGCAGCAGTTGCGGCCACCGTCAGCGCCAGCCAATCAAGGCTTGAGCTGCAAGCTCGGATCTTGGCTGAGGGCATGAAGAAGCTCTTTAAGGGTATTTTGTATTTGATGACCACCCACCAAGACAAGCCCCGCATGGTGCGTTTGCGCAACGAGTGGGTGCAGATTGATCCTCGCGTTTGGGATGCCAGCATGGATGTCAACGTCAATATTGGTTTGGGCAATGGCGATGCAAACGAGAAGATCCAAGCCATGACCATGATCGCTGGCAAGCAAGAGCAGATCATGCAGCAGTTTGGCCTGGCTAACCCTGTGGTGACGCCAGCCATGTACATCCGCACAATCCAGAAGATTGTGGAGTTGTCTGGCACGAAAGACGCATCCAGCTACTTCCAAGCCCTGCCTGCCGACTTCCAATTGCCACAGGCTGACGCGCCAAAGCCAACCCCCGAAGAGGTGCTGGCGCAGGTGCAGGCTCAGTCGATACAGGCCGACATCCAGAAGAAGGCCGCCGAGCTGGAACTGAAGCGCGAGCAGATGATCAGAGATGACGATTATCGAAGAGATCAACTGGCTCAGGACTTAATGCTCAAGAAATACGAACTTGAGTTAAAGTATGGGACAGCAATCAGCACTGCCGAGATTGCGGCAATGCAGAATTTAGATCGTGAGGCCATGAAGCAGCAGGCGGCCATCGTCAACCAGGCGGTGCAGACAGCGGCGAATGTGCCTCCACCCATCAACCTTAATGGAATGGCTCAATGAACGAAGAACAGATTAGAAAAGGCCGTAGGTCCGAACAATTCTTGCAGGATGAAGTGTTTGCCACGGCCTTGGAGAAGATGCGCGGCGACTTGCACTGGGAGTTTGAGAGCAGCAAGCCTGATGAGGCTTCAAGGCGTGAAGTGATCTGGGCGCAATTGCGTGCCATTGAGAACTTCAAAAACGAACTGACCAAAATGATTGATAACGGCAAGGTGGCGCAACGCGCCATTGAGCGTGCGCAGAAGAATCTTGTTTAAATAAGGAAATCGACCAATGCAAACAGTAGCACCAACGCCAGCGGCGAGTGTTGTACAAGGTCCAATGAGTATGGCTGAAGCAGCCGATGCACTTGCTGGGATGCTCCCCGATGAGGGACAAGAGGAGAGCAGCGAGGCGCAGTTGCCCGATGAGGGCGCGGCGGGAGATGAGGAGTTGTTGACTGACGCAGACGCAGATGACAACGAAACTGATTCCGAACAATCCGATGAAGATGGAGATTCCGAGGAGGAAGACCAGCCACAAGTCTTCACCGTCAAGGTTGACGGTAAAGAAGTCGAGGTGACGCTGGAGGAACTTCAGAAGGGATATTCAAGGACACAGGATTACACACGCAAGACTCAGCAAATTGCGGAGGTCAGGAAACAGACCGAGGCAGAGTTGCACGAGGTGCGTGCCGAGCGTGAGCAGTATGCTCAATTGTTAGGTGCTCTACAGGCACAGGTTCAGCAGGCGGCGCAGCCTCAAGTCGATTGGGATCGTCTCTATCAAGAAGACCCCATCGAGTGGGTGAGGCAGCGCGAATTGGTGCGGGAGAATCAAGAGAAGGCAGCGGCTATTCAATCCGAACAGCAGCGGCTCAATCAGTTATCCCAGCAGGAACAAGCTCAGCATCGTCAGATGCTGTTGGCTCAAGAGCAAGAGGCTTTGGTGGCGGCGATTCCAGAATGGAAGGACTCCAAGAAGGCTCAAGCTGAAAAAGCAATGCTTGTTCAATTCGGCCAAAAGGTCGGATTTACACCTGATGAGCTTAAGAGTGTGATTGATCACAGGGCTGTGGTGATGCTGCGTAAAGCAGCACTCTACGACCAGATGATGTCCAAGCGTGGACAGATCAAGCCTGTGACCAACAACGGCCCAAGACCTGCCAAGCCTGGTGCAGCAGGGAGAGTTTCAAGCAATACAGAAGCAATGCGAGCACAACAGCGTCTAGCAAAAACTGGCCGTGTCGATGATGCGGCTGATGCAATCTACAAACTCTTGAAATAAGGAAACATCATGACAATCGTAAGTAATACATTCACCACCTACTCTGCAAAGGGTATCCGCGAAGACTTGAGCAATGTGATCACCAACATCGCTCCCGAAGAAACTCCATACCAATCCAACATTGGCCGCGAAACTATTCAAAACACTTTGTTTGAATGGCAGACCGACACATTGGCAGATGCCGCCGCCAACGCCCAGTTGGAAGGTGACGATGTCGGCACATTCGATGCAGTTGTTGCGACTGTGCGTTTGACCAACTATGCTCAGATCGCTCGCAAGACCATCGTCTTGTCGAACACTGAAGAAGTGGTTAACAAGGCTGGTCGTCGTTCTGAGTTGGCCTATCAGATCGCCAAGCGCGGCGCTGAGTTGAAGCGTGACCAAGAATTCACATTCTTGAATGGCGCTGTTGCTGCTGCTGGTAACACCACCACAGCTCGCGCCACTGCCTCTTTGGGCGCTTTTGTCAAGACCAACACTGACAAGCAAACCAACGGCGCTGACCCAAGCTACACCACATTGCCAAGCAATGCGCGTAGTGACGGCAACGTGCGCACTTTCACTGAAACCATTCTCAAGAATGTGATTCAAAAAGTGTGGACACAGGGCGGCACTCCAAAGATCCTGATGTGCGGTCCTGTTAACAAACAGCGCGTGTCTGGCTTCTCTGGTATCGCTTCCAGCCGCTTCAACATAAATGGAGGTGAAAAGCCTGCAGTTTTGATCGGCGCTGTAGACATTTATGTTTCAGATTTCGGAAATGTGGCCGTAATTGCGAACAGATTTCAACGCGAGCGCGATGCATGGGTGATCGACCCTGAGTACGCAAAGATGACCGTCCTGCGTCCTTACCAACAAGTCGAGTTGGCGAAGACTGGTGACGCTGAGAAGCGCATGTTGTTGATCGAATTCGGCCACAAGGTGTTGGCTGAAAACGCTCACGGTTTGTGCGCTGACTTGTCTACTTCTTAATCACTAAGAGGGAAGGGGGAGGAGAAATCTTCCCCCTACTTACATGGAAAAACGATTTCTTGATGCAAACCCCGACAGGGGAATCACCCGCACTTGGCACTACAACGATGACACTGGTGAGGCAACGATCCAAACATCGCAGGACATCACTGCCGTCATTGAGGCCAACAAGCGCGACTTGGCTGCCGTTGATGAGAAGGCTACATGGAAGGGCGAATGGCATCACGTTGCCAGCATCCCTGAGTCCTTGTACTACCAGATGAAGGCCGAGGGAAAGATTGATGACGAGGCTTACATGAAGAAATGGCTCAACGACAGTGACAATAAATTCTTTCGCGTGAGACCAGGAAAAGTATGAACTACATCGCAGTCTGCACCCCAGCGCGGGATCAAGTACACACGCAATACACGTATTGCCTTGTCAACATGGTGGCGTACCACACCCTCAACACCACTGATGCTGTGAGCTTGAAGATCCTGCAAGGCACACTGATCCAGAATCAGCGTGCTGATCTTTGCTTGGATGCAATGCGCGAAGGGTGCAGCCATATCCTGTTCATTGATTCCGACATGACATTCCCACAGGACATGATCCAGCGTTTGCTGGCGCATGATGTGGACATCGTGGCGGCCAACTGCGCACGGCGCAGGATGCCTACAGGTCCAACTGCGCAGAACTATGACGAGAACGGCAAGCGCCAACAGGTTTACACCATGCCAGAGTCAACAGGCTTGGAAGAGATTGGCTCTGTCGGAACAGGCATCATGCTGATCAAGCGCGGTGTCTTTGAGGGCATGACTGAGCCATGGTTTGACATGCCTTGGCAGACTGGCACTCGCGGCTACATGGGCGAAGACGTGTTCTTTTGTAAGAAGGCTCAGGAGTTGGGCTACAAGGTGTATATTGACCATGATGTCTCGAAAGAGATCGGCCACATTGGCACGTTTGAATTCAGACACGAACACACTTGGATCGTCAAAGAAGAGATGGAAAAAGAGGCAGTCTAATGGCACTCACGACATACACCGAACTAAAAACCTCGCTGGCTGACTGGCTCAACCGGCAGGATTTGACTTCCACCATTCCCGACTTCATCAGCCTGGCAGAGGCTCAGATCGAACGTCAATTGCGCACACGGCAGATGATTGTGCGTGCCAATGCGTCATTTGCGGCTGCGGCTGAATATGGCACTGTGCCTGATGACTTCTTGGAGGCCAAGGCCATCAAGATCAACACCAATCCAGTGACCAACCTGACGTTTCAAACCATTGACGCCATGGATCAGTTGGCCAACACCACCTACTTGTCCAGCGGCAAGCCACTGTATTTTTCGGTGGTCGGAAACCAATTCCGACTTCTTCCAATCCCTGACGGTGCATACACGGCAGAGCTGGTGTATTACGCAAAGTTGACAAAGTTGTCATCCACAGTGGCAACCAACTGGCTGTTGACGCAAGCGCCTGACGTCTATTTGTACGGTGCTTTGTTGCAGGCTGCGCCATACCTGCAAGACGATGCGAGAATCCCAGTGTGGTCATCGCTTTACCAGGCAGGACTAGATCAGTTGCAAATTGCAGATGATCGCGGTTCTACATCGGGCGGTGCGATTTTGGCAAGAGCAAGGACATTTGGATGATGATTACCACCACCAAGGGCGAGATGGACGAGTCACTGCTTGAAAAGCGTGAAGGCTCTCTCGACAACGATACCGAGACAACGAGCTGGGTAGAGTATTGGTTGGATGGTGAGATGGTGCATCGGTCTGTCCACATGGCTCTCAAAAGCAGTGTCTTTGCTGACGGCATCAGTCAATCAATTTAAGGAATAAACCATGGCCAATACACAAGCGATGTGTACAAGTTTCAAGGGTGAGCTGCTTGTCGGCCACCACAATTTCGGTACTGGCGTCATTCGCGCAGCGACAACCGCCGACACATTCAAGGCTGCCTTGTACTTGGCCTCTGCCACCGTCAATGCCTCCACCACGGCCTATAGCTCCACAGGTGAGGTGACAGGCACAGGCTACACCGCAGGCGGCGTGACAGTGACATTTGGCACGCCACCAAGCACCAGTGGCACGACAGCTTTTGTGACGCCAAGCGCCAGCATCAGCTATTCATCTGTCACATTGTCCACAGCATTTGATGCGGTCCTGATCTATAACTCGACCCAATCAGACAAGGCAGTCAGCGTCCACACATTTGGCAGTCAGACCGTGACTGCTGGGACATTCACTCTGACCATGCCGACCAACGATGCAAGCACTGGCCTGATCAGGCTGGCTTAAAGCAGGGGCAGCGGCATGGCTGCATATGGAACAGGCTATTACGGGCTTGGCGTCTACGGCATAGGCAATGTCGTTATCAGCGGCAATTCGTCTACCACTGCCGTTGGTAATTTACTAGAGAACATCTCTGTTCAAGAGGATGGAAACATTGCCACAGGTAATGTGGGCACAGTCGGGTTGACTGTATCCATCGCCATCTCTGGCAATGCGTCCACCTGTGCTGTTGGCTCTGTACTGGCAACATCCACCAATGCCGTCACCGGCAATGCGTCAACCTTGGCGGTTGGCAGCGTCACGGCTACCAGGGCAGTTGATGTATCTGGCAATGCCGCGACTGGCGCCATTGACTCGGTTGGCATCACCAGCACCACATCCATCACAGGCAATGCCGCGACTGGCGCTGTCGGCACGGTTGGCGCAGAGGTTATTTCGTTTCAAGACATCACTGGCGTCGAAGGCACAGGATCTGTTGGCACTGTTGGCAATGTCGTATCCATTGGGATCACCGGCGTTGAGTCTATTTGTGCTGTTGGTGTGATGATTGGATTTGGCTGGGGAGCCATTCCAGACACCAGCGAGAGCTGGACGCCAGACTCAGACACATCGGCAAGCTGGACACCAGTCGCTGATTCATCTGAGAGCTGGACACCTGTTTCGGACTCATCAGAAACTTGGACGGATTTAGCAGACAATTCAATCACTTGGCAAGAGGCCGCATAGGAGTTTTCATCATGGCAGATACCACAACCACCAATTTATTACTCACAAAGCCCGAAGTCGGTGCATCAACAGACACTTGGGGGACAAAAATCAATACTGACTTAGACAGTGTTGACGCTGTCTTTGCAGCTGCCGGCACTGGCACATCTGTTGGACTGCATGTTGGCTCTGGCAAGGTCCTCAAGATCGGTGGAAGCATTGACACTGATGCATCAACCGCATTGACTGTGAAGACAGTTGGGACCACCGCTGTCACGATTGACACAAGTCAGAATGTGGGGATTGGTACGAGTTCGCCTAATCTAAATGGCTTTAACAAAGAACTCACAGTAAGCGCAGGGACTAGCGGAACAGCAAGAGCAGGAATAAACATTCAAGGCTCACGCACTACTGACTCTACATTTGGTGCTTTGTCTTATTACCACCAAGCCAACCTTGTCGGTTCGATTGAGATGATTCGTGGTGGGGCTGACAATTCTGGGGCGATGCAGTTT